GCCCGATGGAGCCGATGAAGCGAAGGAGACCCCGGTTCCGCCCGATGGAGCCGATGAAGCGAAGGAGACCCCGGTTCCGCCCGATGGAGCCGATGAAGCGAAGGAGACCCCGGTTCCGCCCGATGGAGCCGATGAAGCGAAGGAGAACCCGGTTCCGCCCGATGGAGCCGATGCGAAACAGGGTGCTGTCGGGGGCATTGTCAGAGCGCAGCGGCTGCGGTTGCGCTCTGGCCCTGGGCTTGAGCATGCCACCTTAGCTGAACTGCCCTGTGGTACGGCGTTTGTAGTAACACATCCTGCTGCGGAAGAAGATGATTGGATCTCTGTGGAAACAGCAGGCGGCATGCGGGGATATGTGATGGCTCAGTACACTGCCCCGACAGACACACCGGAGGACTAAGCCATGACAGATAGTTGGCTGGACCGACTAAAGCGATATTGCCGGGCGGAGGATCCGTCCGAGGAGGATCTGCAGGACTTGGAGGAGGCTTATGGCTCCGCCGTGGGTTACTTGGCCGGGGCAGGGGTGGCTGAGCCGCCCGAGGATACCAAGCGCCACGGGCTGTATGTGTCCTGTGTCAAGTACCTGGTTTTGGATGAATTTGACCGCCGGGATGCAACGCTTTCCGGGACTACAGTGATTGAAAACCCCATCTTTGTAAAAAAGTTCCTCCAGCTGAAGCACACGGTACCGCCAAAGCAGTCTGAGTGGTAAGGCTATGGCTGGACACATTGATGCAGGCGCGCTGCGAATTAAAATTACAGTCTTTGTCCAGCCATCCGAGCCAATGCGGGATGCGGATGGATATCTCATTAAGGGACTAATCAACGTGTTCGGGGAAAATAAATACCGCCATTGCAAGTGGGTTAACGCTCACGGGAATGAAGTATACGAGGCCAAGCGGGCCGGCGTGGCGGAACCCGCCACGCTCACGATGCGGTACACGCCTAAAATTACGCCTACTTGCCAGATTTTCCGCATGGGGGATGATAATCCCTATGAGGTGATCAGCATCAATGACGTGGAAAACCGACATGCCTGGTTAGAAATCAAGGTGCAACGAAAGGTGGCGGCAAAATGACACTAAATTCCCTGCTAATATCCGCCCTGAGCCCAATTGCTATCACGGTCCCGGATGAGTACACCGAAACAGAAGACACTTACATCGTATTTAATTACAATTCTGCCCCCGCAAATTTTGCGGACGATGCCCCCGGACATGAAATTTATTCCGTTCAGGTGCATTTATTCTGTCCCAGCGGAATCAATAGCTTATCCATGCGCCGGGATATCAAACAGGCGCTTGCGGATACGGATTTTACATGGCCGTCCTATATTAACGCATCGGATAAAACCGGGCAGCACCATGTGTTTGAGTGCGAAATTGCCAGAGGATTGGAGGAGGATTAATGGGTAGTGCAGCAACAATTGGACTGGATAGTCTGATAGATGATCTCGCGGCCTTTGCCGCCCTGCCGGATTCCGTTATTGACGGAATGTTAACGGCTGAGGCGGATGTCATTGAGCCGGAGCAGCATAGGACAGCAGAGAGCATGGGCGTTTACCGGACAGGGGTTACAGAGGGTTCAATCAAGCGCACAAAGATCAAAGTTGGAAAAGGAGGGCGATACCTGACCATTTACCCGCAAGGGAAAAACAAGGACGGGAATCCAAATTCCGAGGTTGCCTTTGTCAATGAATTTGGAAAAGAAGGACAGCCCGCGCGGCCTTTTATCGACACAGCGAATAAAAACAAGGGAGAAGAAGCTGTTGGGGCGGCGGAAACGGTCTACAATGCCTTTCTTGACAGCAAAAATCTGTAGGAGGAATGAAAAGATATGGCAAGCTTTGGAGCAAGAAAACCACAATTTGCGCCGATTATTGGGGTTGGGACCACTGAATCTCCTTATGAGTACGACACAAAAGTGATGATCGGGAAAATGGTTTCCGGAAACATGACGATTACAACATCCAGCGGCGAGTTGTACGCTAATGACGCCCTTGCGGAGCAGGTGACTGAGTTTGTTTCGGCATCTCTTCCACTGGAGACAGATGATATGCTGGACGCTGTGTCAAACGTTGTCTACGGGGCTGACGTGTCTGGAGGAACTGTAACCTATAATGCGGGGGATGAAGCCCCTCTTGGCGGATTGGCGTACATCCAACGCTTAATGCGTAATAGAAGAGTACTGTACAAGGGCTTTTTCTACCCGCAAGCAAAGGCTGCCATCGGAAATGATAACGCGCAGACCAAAGGGAGCAGTATCACGTTTGGCACAACCACAACCAATTTCACAATTTTCGCGGATGCAAACGGTGATTGGCGCAAAACGTTTGAGGCGGGAACGGAAGCCGATGTGCAAACATGGATCGATACATGCTTTAGCGCGGCTCCCGCAATGGATGCTTAAAGGAGGCGCTTGTCTTGGCTAATGTAATGTTGAATATTAATGGAGCGCAATATGGACTTCTTTTTAACGGTAACGCCATGTTTGACATCGCGGATCAATTCGGCAATAAGGAGATGTCAAAGATCATATTTGGGGCGGGGCGGGACGGATTACACGACCTGGCCTGTGTGATTGCCACGATGTCTGAGCAGTATATGCTAGCTGAGGTCTACAAGGGCGCGGAGCGGAGCGCAACCGCTACAGTGGAGCTACTGGAAGATTATCTGTTTGCTCCCACCACGCAGCCTTACCACCACAAGGAACTAAGGGAAAAAGCCATGGAAGCAGTTGTAGCGGGATATCGCCGGGACATAGAACCGGAGGGCGATATTGACCTCGAATTGCAGGAAATTCAAAAAAAAAGCGAAAGGGGGGGCAAAAAGCCTCCTATATCAGAGCCGGGACACTCTGCGGGCTAAGTATGAAAGAAACCCTCCTAACCCCCGTGGGTGCAATGTATGACCTATGGGAATTGTACCTGCGGGCGCACGGAGGGAACAGAAAGCCGGATGATAAAATGTAAAGATTGGGCCCTCTTCCACCAAAAATCAGGAGGTGATTGCATTGGCAGTACGCGCTATTACAACAAAATTGGCCGTTGAGGGAGAGACGGCGGCTAAACAGGCCATTGCCTCCTATAATTCAGAGCTCTCAGTATTGAAATCCACGCTTGCGCTGGTGGAGAGTGAATTTAAGGGTAACGCCAACAGTATGGAGGCGCTCACGGCCAAAGGCTCAGAGCTCTCAGCGATTTATGAGAAGCAGCGACAGACGGTAACTGAGCTGGAAAAGGCGCTGGAGAATGCTCAGAGGGCTCAGGAGACGTATTCAGAGCGGGTATCCACTGCACAAGAAAATATAGAGCGGTGTGAAAAGGCTCTTGATGCGCTTAAAAACTCCACCGTGGACACGTCAGAGGGGCAAGCGGCCCTCACCGCCGAACTCGACAAGTGGACCTCCGAACTACAAGAGGCCGAGGGCTATCAAGCCGCCGCGGAGCGGGGCATTAATAACTGGCAAAAACAACTCAATTACGCAAACGTTGAATTGAACGACCTCTCCGGGGAGATAGACAAAAACAATAAATACATGGCGGAGGCTGAAAAAAGCGCGGACGGCTGCGCAAAATCCATTGACCAATTCGGAAGAGAGATCAACCAAAGCAGTGACGCAATCACTGCTTTGGCAAGCGCGTTAGCCGCGGCCGGGATCGCAAAGACGGTGGACGAGATTGCCGATGCGCTGTTTGCCTGTGCCGATGCAGCGGAGGCGTTTGAGACGGCAATCGCAAAGGTTTCTACCCTTGCTGATACTTCTGTCGTATCAATGGACACAATTTCCACACAGTTAACGGAGCTGTCAAATGAAGCTGGAGTTGCGGTTGGATCACTTGCTGAGGCTGCATATCTGGCGCTATCCTCTGGCGTAGATACGGCGGATGTAATTGAATTTGTTTCCACGGCCACAAAGCTATCCGTTGCGGGCTTCACTGAAGCCGCGACTGCCGTTAACGTGGTGACAACCGCGCTGAACGCCTACGGACTGGAAGGTTCGGAGGCTGAAAAAGTGGCGTCTATGCTGGTAAAGACGCAAGACCTTGGAAAAACCTCTGTAGATGAACTCGCGGAAAGCATGGGGCGGGTGATTCCCACCGCCGCCGCATACAATGTTGAACTGGATAACCTATCTGCCTCTTATGCCGTGCTGACAAAGAATGGTATCACCACCCGGAATGCTACGACCTACATATCCGCAATGCTGGACGAACTCGCCACAACCTCAAGCGAAGTGGCAAAAATCCTCGAGGAGGAAACGGGGAAATCGTTTTCCGACCTTATGGCGGACGGCAGCAGCCTTGGAGATGTGATCGATATTTTGTCGGGTAGTGTGAACGGCAATTCAACCGCGTTCTCAAATCTTTGGGGCTCCGCTACATCGGCGAAAGCAGCACTGACGATATTTAATTCCGGCGCCGAGAAGTTCAATTCTGTTCTGGTAGAAATGCAAAACAGCTCTGGCATGGTTGAGCGAAATTTTCAGACCATGGCAGACACCACGGGATTTGCGCATAGGCGCATGCAGACAGCGGCAGAGAACCTGACAATAGCCGTTGGGCAAGAACTAAACCCAGCGCTTGAAAACCTTTATGCCACGGGTGCGGGTGTACTTGAATGGGCGGCAGAATTTGTTGAGCAGAACGAGTGGCTAGTTCCGGTGGTGACCGCTCTGACGGCGGCAATCGGAGCCTTGGCCATTGGGGTCGTTGGATATACTGCGGCAGTGCAAGTGGCTAAGGTTTTAAATGATACTTTCAACCTGTCGCTGGCTATGACAAACACAGTTGCACTGCCTGTCATTGCTGCGCTGTCCGCTCTTGTTGGTGTGGTTGCACTGATAACAATGGCTGTATCTGAATCAGAGCATAATGTGAATAAACATACCCAGGCCTTAAATGAGAACAAAAAGGCGGCAGAGGAATGGACCGCGCAGTTTGAAGAATCAAAAGAAAACGTGGACGCGCTTGTCGGTGCGTTGGATGAGTTAATAGATAAAACCAACAAAACCGAATCGGATTCACTGGCAATTGCCAGGGTTGTTGAGGAGTTGAATGAATCAATTCCGGAGTTGGCCCTGGCGTATGATGCGGCCACAGATGCGCTTACATTAAACGGTGAAGCCATCAACGGGAATATTGCTGCATTGGAGCGGTCTATTGAACTCACGAGAGAAGAGACGGAGCTGGGCCAGCGACAGGAGCAGCTGGCCGAACTGACCTATAACAGAGCGATTGCGGCCCAAGAGCTGACCGCGGCAAAGGATGCCCTTCTTGCCTTGGAAACAGAGCTGAATGAAAAGGAAGAAAAGGGAATCGCTATTACCCAAGAGGAAGTGGCCGCGCTGGTGGGGCTGGAAACACAGGCTGCCCTGCTCACAATTGCCTGGGATGAATACGGAACACGGATCTACAATGTAAGCAAAGAAATGGAGGAGCTGGAGGAAGATACAATTGCGGTGGATGAAGTCCTTTCTGATGCCCGGGAAACCACGGAAATTTCAATAAAAACCCTGGATGAGTTTACCACCGCCGCGCAGGAGAGCCGGAAGGCAACAGAATCTCTTACTAAAGAAATTGACTTGCTGTCCAAGGCACAAAAGGAGCAGACGGAAGAGGGAAAGCTAAACCTCTCCACCGCCCTTGACCTGATTGACGCCGGGTACGCAGCGGCACTGTCGATAGACACTGAGACGGGTGCCATCACGCTAAATAGAGATGCGTACATAACCCTGGCAGAAGAGAAGATTAACGAGCAGATCGCCACGCTGGAGGTTGAGCGGGCCAGTGTTGCGGCGGCTTTGGCAAATGCGGATGAGGCATCCTCAGCGTACGATAACGCAAAAGGGTATATTGCCCTGGCCAAAGCAAAGCAGACCGCAAAGGACGCTGACGGCGAAGATGCGGACGCATTAAAAACCAGGCTTGCTGAATATGACGCGCAGATTGCAGCGCTGGAATCACTGAAAGGCACCATTGGCAGTTACTCCTCCTCCGTATCATCATCGGCAAGATCGGCCTCCAGCGCAACCAAAACCGCCGCCGAGCAGAGCTTGGAAACCTTTAAGACCCTGAAAGCCGCACTTGACCATGAAAAGTCTATGGATGTGCTTTCCGAGGCTGAATACTATGAGAAGCTTAAGGCACTGCGGGATGAATATTTGACCAGCGAAGACGCGCTGAGCGAATACCGAAGTGTCACAGAATCCATATACAGCTACCAGAAGAGCCTTGCACAGGAGAGTGAGAAACTCTGGAAGGAACACACGGATACAGTCCTGGAAATCTATGAGGCAGAATTAAACGCCATAGCGGATGCGACAGAGGCTTCTTTGACCGCGTTGCAGAAGGAAATGGATGCCCTGGAGAAGAAGCAAGAGCAGATGATGTCTAAGCTTGCAGGCTATGGGAGCCTATACGAGGAGACGGACAGCGGGATTGTCCTTACTGATTTTAGTGAACAGATATCTACGCTGGCGCAGTATGCGGAAACGCTTGATTTACTCAGAGAGCGCGGTCTAAGTGATGGGCTACTCAGCGAGGTCACAAGCATGGGTGTGGATGAGGCGATTTCTTACGGTCAAGCCATACTGGAACAGTCGAATGAGGACTTTGAGACCTATATCGCGTCCTGGGAGGAAAAACAGCGCCTGTCTGCTGAGATAGCCGAGAACTATTACAAGTCGGAACTGGAAACTCTTGAGCAAGAATATACGGCGCTGTTAAATGACAGCTTGGCGTTGCTGCAAACGGTGGCGGAGGAGAACGGCGAGAATATTATCCAGGGCTTAATTGATGGAATGGAGAGCAAGGAATCAGAATTGAGGGCCGCAGTTGAGGATATTGCCCGATCGATCATTGAAGGCATCCGGATTCCGCTGGATATGCATTCGCCCTCCAAGGTCATGGAGCAGCTGGGCCGATACACAATTGAGGGGTATGAAATCGGCTATGAGGATGAACTTGACAAATTTAATGCTGAAATTCTCGCCAGTACGCCAATTGCATTTGGTCAGGAGCAGGCAACCGTCTCTCAGTCAACTCACAGTGAATTTGCAGGCATGCTGGCGGGCGCGGTAAACGGAATATCCACAGCAGTGGCAAACGGGGGCGGCACCTACCACATTGAGATCCCCATAATAATCGGCGGGAAGGAATTTTACAGATGCTCCATTGATGACCTGCGCAGTGTGATGAAATCCAATCCAGAGGTGGTGAACGATTGACACAATTAATTATTAACGGGATATCGCTGCCACAGACCAACAGGGATAAATTCTCTTGCTATCCGGCACTGCTGAGTGAGTCGCTTGAGATGATATCCGGGCGTGTTGTGCAGGAGGTACGGGGCAAGGTCTGGCGGATCACATACTCCTATGACTATATGGGCAATGATCTCATGCGGCAAGCGTTGTCTGTGCTGCGCGCTGGGAAGTCCTTCCCGGTGACGTTTTTACCAGATAATTCGGACGCGTACCAAAGCAGCATATTCCGGGTAAATAGTATCACCCAGCCCACATTCGCTTTCTCAAAAAGCGGGAAACCATACTGGCATAATTTTTCCTTTACGCTCCGGGAGGTGAAGCCCCATGCTTAGTGCGTCAGCGGCATATAAGGCCGCAATCGTGGGTGACAGCCGAAGAATGCGTGTCAGAGCCACCATTGACCTGTCCAGCCCGGACGTGGTAATGGCAGGTTACAGCTGCGACAGTGCAGCCCAATATATCAAGCCAGAACAGGTTTTTGATAAAGCACTGGAGTCTACGCTGTATGCCACCTTAGAACCTGACCGCTGGGCGCTGGACGGAACCTATGAAATTGTACCAGACAGCGTAAACAGCATAACAGGGCAGCTTGCCTTTATGGGCGGAGTCCTGTCTGAGGAAGATGGGGCGTTTACTGCACCCGTTTGGTTTGAACTCCGGTTCAGTGGGCAGCCGGTTTTACAGGGGGCCTCTATCTACTTTGGAACTGGGCCGCGAGATGGTGTTCCCGCCGATTTTGTGATTGAGGTAAAGCAGGGCGGGGTTACTTATTTTTCGAAGGAGTTTAGCGGAAATGCTGAGCGCTCAGTTGCGTTAGAGAGGTTTACCGTATACAACCCAGACGCGATTCGAATCACCGTTTCAAGGTGGAGCTTACCATACCGCCGTCTGCGCATTGTGGAGGTCGTTCTTGGGATATACGAAACATGGACAGACAATGATATTGCAGAGCTGAGTATTACGCAGCAAACATGCTTCTCCTGCCTATCAATCCCTTATGGAACTTGCACCATCAAGGTCAATAATATAGATAGGCGGTTTGAGCCAAGAAGCAAAGCGGGGCTATTCCAGAGCATTGAGGAGAGACAGTCTATCCCGGTATCCATTGGCCCGGAACTGGAGGATGGCATGACCGAGTTTAAACAGGTAGGCGTGTTTTATCAATATTCTGGCGGCTGGAAATCCAGCAATAACAATATAGCCATGGAATGGGACTTGGTTGATATTATCGGCTTACTGTCGGAGCGGGAATTTATTCCCCCAGATGAATTGCCAACCACGTTGGGGGGGTGGATTGCGGTGCTGCTGTCCCAATTGGGAGAAAATTTCGCGGAGAGGTACCGAGTAGACCCAAGCTATAAGGATTTGGAGGTGACCGTAGCCTCTGGGGATGAGGTAGACAAAAAGCAGTGCGGAGATATTTTGCGCTGGGTATGTATGGCGGCGGGTGTATTTCCACGTGCAGATGCGGCAACCGGATATCTGGCGGCGGAACCGTATTGGAATCAGGGCGGAAAATTAGACCTAGATAATCTGACCGGATATCCGGTTATGAAAGCAAATGATGATATTGCCGCTTTGATTTTTGAGTTATCAGGTGGCACAAAATATGTAGTTGGCGGGACGGTTGCCGCATCGAATAAAACAGTTACAGTAAAAAATCCATTCCTCCACACTCAGGAAGCCGCGCTTGCCGCCGCGCGGATGATTTTAAGCACCTACGGCGGGAACCAGATAGTGGCAACAGGCCGGGGAGATATGTTGGAGGAGATAGGGGATGTGGATACGGTGTGGTTGGATGAATCCAGCGCCACGGTTGGGCGGAGAATGTCCCAGGCCTTTACTTTTTCCAATGGAGTGCTGAAGAACTGTCAGAGTGTCTTGCTGCAGCCAGACGGAGGACTGATGTATCAAAATCGTGTTGTAATCACAAAAGATGGAACATGGACCGTGCCAGAGGGCATTACAAGTATCAGGATTATCCTGGTTGCTGGCGGCAGCGGAGGAGCAGACGGCGAAAACGGAACTTATGATGCTGCTGGCAGTGATGGGGCAGATGGGAATGGTGGTAAAGTGTTTGCTCAGACTATTGGAGTTAATGCGGGGCAAACATTCGCCATTGTAATCGGCCAAGGCGGTGCTGTGGGTGAGGCAGGTACAGCAACACGTTTTGGCAGCATCTCCACCGATAGCGGAGAGGTTTTTGAGACCAGCTATACGGATATTACAAGCGGTGAGGTCTACGCCCGGCCTGGCGTACCTATCCCGCTGGATCACACAGGGGACGGTGGAAAAGGCGGCACAGGAGGGACAAAAGGGGACAGAAAATACACCAGTGGATCAGGCGGGATCTGGAGCGTGGAAATCTATAGCCGTCCCGGTACTGGCGGAGCCGGCGTGGCCGGGGCGTCCGGTTGTGTTGTGGTCTATTGGGACAAGGAGTGATGCAGGTTGATAGAGCTGAAAACGGATTGGCGTGAAAGTGATTACTACAATGCCTCTGATCTCAACCGTGTGGGAACTGCAGTGAAGTACCTGGCGGAGCTGCTGGCGCAGTATGGGTGTCGGCTTGACACTGAAGCGAAGACAGACTGGACAGTCAATGACATCCCAACTGTGACGCAGATGGCCCGGTATCTCCTGAATGTAAAGAATCTCCGTAGCGCGATATCGATATCAGCCGGTACCCCAAACACACCGAACTCTATGCAGCACTTAACATGGCAGAAGGCCAACGACATAGAGCAAATCCTGATCGACATTGATAAGCTGCTGACCCTGATGGCCCAGACCTGGATATACAGCGGCGCGCCCAACGCCTACAGCGGAACCAATCTGTATATCGCCACCCGAACGCACCTTGTCACGGAGGGCGGCGATATTATTCTGCAGGAAAACGGGGAGTACCTGACGCTGGAAAACGCGCCTAATCTCCCAACATGGAAAGGAGCATGAATTATGGCAACAGAAAAAATATCCCAACTGGACACGGCCAGCACCCTCAGCAGCCCAGCGTATTTACCGCTGGTGCAGGACAGCCACACATATAAAATTAACGTGCAGACGTTAGCCGCCTTGCTGGGTGGCTCTGGAGGTGGTGGAGGCACTACAGACCACGCGCAGTTAACCAACCGGGACGCAGCAGGACAGCACCCCATTAGCGCCGTCACCGGGCTTGCAGAGGCTTTGACGGCTATTCAGGAACCTGTGGACTTGTCCGGTTATGTGACAACTGACGCGCTCATAGCAGTGCTAAGTCCTTATGCCACAACCACCCGATTGGAGGCAACAGTCAACACTGTCACATCTGCAATTGCCGAGAATGCGCAAACTTACACGGACGCGGCAATCGCTGCCGCCATTGCTGCAGCAAAAGCCGACTTGAACGCTTATGTTGATGCGGTGATAGGTGACATCAACACGGTGTTGAGCAGCATTAATGGAGGTGCCCAATGAATACAGCAGCGGATCATTTGGCCTTGCTTGTGTCCAGCAAAGCGGATATTAAGGCGGCGCTGATCACAAAAGGACGGATCCCATCTGATGAGCTAGCCACATACGGCAACGAGATACGGGCCATTGTGACCGGAGAGGGCGGCGGGGGCGGTGATAACGGCGGTAGCAGCAGTGGAGGAGCAAGCGGGGATGCTGATGCGCTGATTGACGGGAGCATCACTGAGCTCACGAGCCATGCGGCCGCAGTCAGGCCGTATGCGGCTTATGGGTGCGCAAGCTTAGTATCGGCCAGTTTTCCTGCCGCAACATCAATCGGATCGTATGCATTCAGCAATTGTACAAAGTTAGCCGCAATCGATTGTCCCGCGGCAACGTCAATAGGAGATCGCTCATTCTCCGGTTGTACTGATTTGCCATCCGCCAGTATCCTGGTTACGACTTCAATCGGAAGCTATGCGTTTTCCGGCTGCGATAATTTGCTCACTGTCTCCGCTCCCCTGGTAAAATCGGTTGGCACATACGCGTTTAACGGCTGCACTGAGTTAACCGAAATCACTATGCCTGCAATAGAATCAATTGGTGTGGCTGGATTCTATAATTGTGCGGCCATTGCGGCTATGGATATCCCCTTAATAACATCTCTTGGCAACCAGGCATTTTATGGGTGCAAGGCTCTGACTTCCCTTGATCTCCATTCGGTGGGATCGTTAGGTTCATCTGTATTCTACAATTGTACATCTCTCACAGCGCTCATAATCCGCACTTCGTCTGTGGTTGCTTTGCCGGCAACAAATGTTTTTACCGGTACGCCGATCGCAAGCGGCGCAGGTTATGTCTATGTCCCGTTGGCGCTGCTCATGAGCTACAGGAGCGCCACATATTGGTCAACCTTTTCAAGCAAAATCCGGGCTATAGAGGAGTACCCGGAGATCACAGGAGGGTAACATGACAGACAGACAAGCACTGAAGCCGGGAAGGATAACGCTGGTTCCGGTAGCTGGGCAAGCCAACACTTACGATATATCAATGGCGGATGAGCCGACAAATGAGGGGACACCTCTAAGCAAAGCTACGTTTTTACAAGATGATACCGCCCAGCTTTTGGGCCTGACCTCCAGTGATCCAACCGTCAACGAGGCGCTTTTCAAGCTGGCCATGAGCAGCGCGGACGGGTACCCGGTGGCGATTACGTTATTAGATTTTTTGGGGAATCCACTATCCGGCATCACGATCAGCGGTGTAAAGACATTCAGCGGTGGAACCGTTGTAACAAATTCTAATGGTTATGCACTGGCTTTCTCTGCTACAGCAAGTACCACACTCTCCGTCACATCTCCTTACGTTGACCTGCAAAGTACGAGTAGGACAGTCACCTTATCTGATTCTAGCCTGATAACAGTATCTCTTGTACTACCAGCTCAGACCTACAGCAGCCGAACGTTTGCAGCATCCGCAACGATTCAATTCAGTGATGCTGTTAGCGTGGCGAGTGTGACCGCTGTTGGCGGTGGTGGCGGTGGCGGTGGCGGGTCTTCCTTCTCGTCAGAAAGCTCTTCTGGAGGAGGTGGTGGCGGCGGCGGCGGATATGTCACCTCTCTTAGCGGAATTAATCCTGTAAGACATATTGCATATGCGATTACAATAGGCGCTGGAGGCTATGCAGGAGCAGGAGCCGCTGCCACAGAAAATGCGTCCGGAACAAGCGGCGGGACAGGTGGGACTTCTAGTGCATTGGGGATCACAGCTCTTGGAGGCAACGGTGGCGGTGGCGGGCAAACAGGCAGCACAGCAATAGGTGGCACAGGAAACGGGGCTGGTGGAAACGGAGGCCAAGCATTTCCTGTCGTGGCTGCTGGAGCGGGAGTTGCGGGAACCGGAGTCTATGGCGGCGGTGGCGGCGGTGGCGGTTACAATAGCACATATAGGGGTCTTGGAGGAAGCCCTTATGGTGGCGCTGGCGGATACGCAACCACCAACGGAACTGGTGGAACAGGTTATGGAGGAGGAGGTGGGGGTGGGGCCACAGGAGCAAACACGAACAGCGCAGCCAGCGGGCGTGCCGGCGGTGCCGGATATCAGGGTGTTATCATTATCAGTTGGGGGTATAAGTCATGATCTATATTCAAACAGATGAACAACATATAATCACCAATGTCATAGAGGCTGATAATGCTTTGGCAAAAGATTGGGGTTTATTCCCATTCTACGAAGGTGCAGAGATTGGGGCGGTTTATCTGCCCTATTTAGCGGAGCGGATTGCCCAGCGCATTGCCAATAGTAAAACCGCCCTTGCGGACTATCTCAGCGGTAATCCGCTGACGTGGTTAGACGGCAAGCGGTACACCGTGACGGAGGAAAAGCAAACCCTCCTTATGTCAAACATAGCGTCATATCAGCTGGAAATCCAGATAAATCCTGCCGCTGAACTGACCTGGAACGCCGCCGGGGAGGTATGCACCCCTTGGACGTTTGAAAATCTCTGTGCTCTGGCGATTGCTATCACACAGTATGTAAAGCCGCTGGTGGCCTGTCAGCAGAAAACAGAGGTTGCGATGCAAGCGGCCCAGACGCTGGAAGCGTTGGAGGCCATCCCGGTGGATTATGCGGGGGGTGTACAGTGAGCAGAGTGATTAAATGGGTCACCCTGGCACTCTACGGTGGGGCACTCTACTACCTGATTGAGGCGGCTTACAAATCCATCTTTCGCGGCGGAATTACTCACTGGAGCATGGCGGTGATCGGCGGGATCATGTTTGTAGCCCTTGGCAGTATAAACAATATTATCCCATGGAACATGCCGCTGGTCTTGCAGTGCGTGATCGGTGCCGGGATGATCACCGCCGTGGAACTGGTGGCCGGGTTGATCTTGAATGTCTGGCTGGGCCTGGGTATCTGGGATTATTCCCATCTGCCCCTCAACCTGTGGGGGCAAATCTGTTTGCCGTTTTCCTTGCTCTGGATGCCGCTGTCTCTGGTGGCCATCCTGCTGGCTGACTGGCTGCAGTACTGGATTTGGGGCCGGGAGAGGCCCCGATATTACTCGCTTAGGGGGACTTGTTATGGAACATATCAATAGGTTTAAGATTCTTTTTACGGCAATTCTGGCGGCTCTCACGGCCCTGTGGGGATGGTTGGGCTGGATGGTAGTAATTTGGGTGGGTTTGATGGTACTGGACTATATTTCCGGGACCTGGGCCGCGAGTCATAGCGGCACTTGGGCATCCAAAGCAGCGCGGGATGGCATTGCCCACAAGGGCGGTATGGTGTTCGTGGTGTTGGTAGCCGCGGCAGCGGACGGGATACTTGGTTTTCTCCTTGATCAGGTCCCCGTCATTGCTCTGCCGTTTGACTACTCTGTGGTGATCTGCCCCATTGTGTTGGCCTGGTACATGATCACGGAGCTGGGCAGCATCACGGAAAACGCAATTAGGTTAGGTGCCCCGGTGCCGCCTTGGCTGCTTAAAATCTTTGCGTTGAGCAAGGACGCGGTGGATGCTGCGGGAGACAAGCTGACGGGAGGTAACAACAGTGACGCCTGATAGAATCCTTGCCATCGCCCGTGGAGAAATCGGAATCAAGGCCACTGCCCAGAACAACGTCAAGTACAACACCGCTTATTATGGACAGGTAATTAATAAAGCTGGCTATGCGTGGTGTGCTGTTTTCGTGTGGTGGTGTTTCCAGCAGGCAGGGGCATCTGATCTGTACTACGGCAGTGGAAAGACCGCCTACTGCCCCACACTGCTGTCCTATCACAG